CATTACCAATGCAGTATTTGAGAATCCAGTATGTCCAAGTGCATAATATGGCATCTCAAACGTAACACTATGCCCGATGACTGGCATATATAGATAACCAGTCGATGTAAACACTGAACCATTCTCAAGCACAACTTGGCTTGCTGTGCTTGTACTTGTCTCATTCATTAGAATGAATAGTCGTCCTGATGTAGTTGATGCAAAACAATCTACAAAGTGTGTACCATAAACAGCCGAAGCAGCTCCAAGTATAAATGTTAATCCAATGCCTCTATGCACTGAATTTAGATTCGCATAGGTTGTTAAACCAGTGTATGTATCTGCGTAGTCACTAGCACTACTCTCTACTAATGTACTGATAGATGAGTTATCACCACTTGTAAGTCCAGTTCTTGTATTGCTTACATATACTCTCTGTACTTTTACACCATTTGCTGCGGCACCGACACCTAACAGTACGGCAAATCCACAAGCATTGGCACTTCCTAAACTTAATGGAGTTGCTCTTGTACCAATATTTCGCACTTTGATATTTTTACATCCTGCCGCTGTTACCCCTACAAGCTGAGCGTATGGATGAGTATTTACAACTGGGAGTGTCAATCCGTGTATTACTATGTTATTGCAGCTTGAAGCCATATCAACAAAAGACGAGGCATACGTTGTAACTGTAGTACCACTGACAACATCACAATACTTAGCATCAGTTATATTAACATTTTCACATGTAGTGAACAGCATACGTCCTTGTACGATTTGTGGACTTGTGAAGTTACAGTTATTCACCCTTGTAGCATTGAGTGAACCAGTTGATACGTTAGCTCTAATAGTGAGTGCCATTGGTTTGTAGTTTATAAAATCGAAGCCATCTAAATTGGTCATAGTACTTGTATAGGCGCCAGATGCTGCATGAGAAACCCTAGCACCAGTGTAATTGGTGATTGTACCGCCAGCAAAACATAGAGTCATTGTCAGTGCACTTGTCAATAGTGCTGTAGTAGGTTTTAATCCAACCCCAATGTTATTCCAGTTAACAGGTGAAGCCAGCTCTGATACCAATATTGCATCAATAGCTTGAACATTATTTAGGGATACTGCAAAGGCTTGTGAGAATGACCCATACCAAGCCATCTGAGCCTTATCAATATTAACAACACCACCACCAGTAGTAGTGAAGTCATGACGTGTAGCAATAGTTGCGTGGGGTATGACTTCGGCATTTCTAGCAGCAGTAGTACAACACTGTAAAAATACATTTGGTATTACAACTTCAAGCCCTGATACAGGAGTGTATCCCATATTTGCTGTACCATTGTGACCAATACGAACTAATCCAGTATTGGCAATCCAACATACTTTACCACGATAGGAGTCTGTACCAATTGTTGTGGCAGTTCCAGCATTAGGATAAAATTCATAGTCTTTTAATCCTGATGTTTTCTCAATCCATACACCTGCGATGTGCTTTAATGTGCCATGATTAGGCACTTGCAACTGTTGGTTCGCTACCCCCGAAGTAGTGCCAAGTTTGAACCATTCTCCGAGAATATTCACTGTTCCAAGTCTGTTAGCATTAATTGTTGAAGCATCATCACCGAATATTTCCAAATAGCCTACTACACTTGCACCAGAGCTTGTAGCCGTGATTCCTGAAAGTATTAATGCTCCTGAGCTATACTCAACATCGTTCCATTGTTTAATATGGATAAACCCACTTGCTGGGATTGTTCCAGATGTAACTGGAAGTGATGTATGAGATGCAGTAACACATATAATCTTACCACTAGCACCACCTTGTGTAACTAATGACCCCATAGCTGGTAATGTACCGCTTCCACCAGTGTAAGGTATTAGACGTACTTTTCTACCATCAATATTTAGTATTCCGCCTAGTGTAGCAGATACTGTAATAGACCCTAATGATGTAGCAGCAGTAGTAGAGGCATTAGAAGCGTTTAGCCCAAAACGAGAATGTTGGTCAATAGTTAATGTTCCACCATTGATATTATAAACGTCACCCCCAGTTTTACCAGTTAGTTGGTCAATATTAGTTACTGTGGTTACTGTGAAAGTTGCCATTTAATATCCTATATTTTTAATTCTGATATTCTATTAGCTACCACACTATTAATCAAGTCTGTTGATGGAATTTCAGTAAACCTAAAATCCTCAATTATAGTACTCCCACTAGTTTTATTAGTAAATTCAACCTTAACAAGCCAAGTACTACCATCTGATATGGCACCATAGATATTATCAATAGTAATATCGTCTTGGGCCCTAACTGTTATCATGTAAAAGTCATAATCCTTACGGTCTGGTACGCTAGTTAATTCATCTATGAGTGTTTGTGGTATAATTCCAAGCTGTTCCATCAATTGAGCTAACTGTTTAATTTCTGGTAAATCCATATCAATAGAGTTAGTCCAATCTAGTTTTTGTTTTGTTATATGTATTAAAGAACATATATCAGCAGGTAAGTTAAAAGATTCTGGATTCATTAGTAAAGTAGTAAATGAGTTGCTGTACTCACCTAACATAATTAAAAGTTCGCCCTTAGTCAAATATCTCATTCAGTCTCCTTTAAATTTAATAATCCCCTCCGAGAAGGGGACGATAAACTTATACGTCTCCTGTACGGATAGCAGAAATTGAACTCCCAAGTGCAACAGTATTTTCAAATGTTTTAATAGGAGTAACACCACCATCACGAACACGAGCAAACAATGTTCTAGGGGAGTGATAAATAGTTGTAAATGAGATAGAGGTCCCAGATGCAATGTTATCAATGTAAGAAATGAACACTTTGTTATTAATTGCTGCAGTAGGAGCACCAGCACAACCAGTAAATGTCATAGTACCAGCAGCTACAGTGAACCCTGCGTAAGTAACACGTTGGTATACCCCATTATTATCAAGAACACGTAATGTACCAGTTGAAGGGGTGTCTGTAGCAGATTGTGTACCAGTACCTGGAGTTTCAGTACCAACTTTTAACACGATTGTTGTAGCTCCAGCAGTAACTCCAGCATTTAATTGGAATTGACCATCTTGTAATGCACCAGCATTATCTGGACCAACTAATACACGGTCTTCTCCACTAATCAAACCAGCCACAGTAGTAACACGATAGTCTGGTGGTGAATATTGTGTATTCGTTAAATCAAATACTTTATCAGCAGCCGCTAAGTCAGTTTTCTCAATACCAACACCATAAGCACCAGAAAGTGCAGAACCAGTAGATGTACCAATGAATGGTTGTTTAAGGAGAGCTGTACGCTCAACAACAGACACACATTTAAGGGTTGCAGCACCAACAGTAATAACAGCTAAAGCAGCTGGAGCAGTACCAGTTAGTAACTGAATCCACATTTTTGTACCAGCAGTTGGGCTATTTACAGCCAACATTTGACCAGTACCAGTAGCCCAAGTAGCTAACCCGAATTCAGGCATAGTACCAGTAGGAGTATTTACCGTAATCTCGTGAGTAATACCACGGAAAATCTGAGCATCCATACCATATAATGTACTAACAGAACCAAAACGAGTTAAGTATTTTGCTCTCTCGTAAAGTTGATTAATAGAGTATGTATCACGATTCCATTGAGAGAAATAATATTCGTTTATTGAATCATTATTAATGTCAATAGCTTGGTAGCCCTCAACATTTGTGATAGTTGTCCAAGTTGCTACAGTACCAGAAGCGGTACCATTATTACCGTCAACAGCGTTAACTAAGGCAAGTACGTTATTACCTGAAGAGGTAGCATTAATGTTAAATTCAGCATATGTTTTACTATACTCACGAGTAATACCAAGAATACGCCTAGCATCAATATCAACACCAGCCGTACGGGTTTTAATCATAAAACGGTGAGAAATACCTTGAACTAAATCACGATTAAGACCAGGAAGTGCTTGTCCAAATGGAGTTGAGTTCCAGAAAGCATTAGTTACTAATGCACCATTTTGGATGAGTTGGATATTAATACCCTCATTTCCATAGTTTACAATACCATCCCATACGTCAGCACCACCAGTTTGTTTAATAGTACCATCATAAAGATGCTCTGAAGCAACTTGGTCAATATTATAAGCACCTAGAAGGTTAATAATGTTATCAGTATCACGCCCTGAAGGGGTAAGGTCAGTAATATCAAGAATATCATCACCAGATGCACTAGCATCATCGGCTTTATCTTGTAACCATCTGTGTAATTCAATAACAGTTGCATAAGATGCGCCTGATACGCCGTGGGCGGCACCTATATAGCGAATGTTGCCATTGGCAGCAATCGTCCAGTCGGAAGCTACTAAAGCCATATAAAATCCTTTTGGTTGTTTTAGAGATTAACTAAACAATAATCGTAAGGAATCTAAAGGGGTGTGTTAGTCTACCTCAAAGTGGGGATAATCTCGCATCTTCCAATCACCACCATAGGTAATTTTAATACCTAAGTTGATAGCACAGTTTTTAACAACCTGAGCCATTTCTTTAAAACTGTCAATATCATCCCAATCAATTGGATAAGGTGCGATATCAATAGCTTTAGATGGTGTGTAGTTATGTTTAGACTTTTTGTTAACCCCATCTAGGTTTGTTACAGTTTTTCCAATAACTTTCCAAGTACCGTCTGGATTTTTCTTACGGCCAACTTTAAATAGCTTTTGCTGTTCTGCAACTGTTCTTGTACCATATAAAACAGTAAAATCAAAATACTTAATAGCCTCGTTCATGACTTTTTGTAAGTCTGGGTGACAAGTCTCTAACTTAGACTTACTAGCTTTCCCGAAAGATGGCATTATGAAATCCTTATTAACCCATTGGTTGCAGTTGGTGAGGGGAATTCTATAATAAAATCAGTCCCAGCAGTACTAATATCAGTTAAAAAGTCAAGTACTGCAACAGCCTTACTAGACTTACTCACATTATAGATAATAGCCCCCCTCGCTGTGATAGTGGAATTCTCCCAAGATACATTATTAAAACTTAATATAGAAACTCCATTATCTATAGTTGTACTAAACCCAGATAAAATAACACCCCCAGTAGTGTAACCAGCCCCAGATACCTCATTATCTACTGTGTATGTAGTAGTAGTAGTCGAATTTATAATTGCGCTACTAGTGTATAACGCTATCTTATATACATCAGTATTAGTATGTACACCAGAAAATAATTCTTTTAAGTAAGAGTCACATACACCAGCTTGGATAGCCATATTAAATTCCTTTTAGTTTTAATTGACTAACTGCTAATTCAATTGCTAAATTTAAAGCACTTGTAGATACATCAATTTTTAAATTTTGGAGGGTTTCTTTTACTTTCTTATTTTTCTCCGCCCCAGACATTTTCATTGTAGCAAAACTTAATACAAGATTATAAACAATCTCATACGTACTTGCACCAATAAGGGAATTAATTAATCTGTTAATAATAAAACTCTTTAGCATTGTATCTCCTTTAATATGCCATTTGAAAATGGTTAGGGTCTGGGTTCTTCCAGAATCCCCCCCACACATTATTTTCATTTAAACTTTCCCAGTATTCCCCAATGCACTGTATTAAATCTACATTGTAGGTCAGGTCATACTCATTATTATCGTTTGTGATAAAGAAGTTCAAATCAATAGCAAGACGTTTAAGATGCTTAGAAGTTTTTGTAAACTCCCTCTTCTTAGCTTCTTTAAACACTAACTGTCCATCGTACTCCTCAATACCCTTACCATGCACATAAAGTAACTGTAAATCATAAGGTCTAAAGGCTTCACCAAATGTAACCATAAAGTTAGAGTCATCTATAAATGTTAGTAGTTTGTTAACATTCCTAACAAACTCCCATTGCACTAAAACTAAATCCATCTTATTCCCTTAAAAGTGTCTTCCTAACCATTGCATAACTGCTGATACAATAATAGCTATGATAGATACACCCACTAATAGTTTTGTTTGAATAATGGTTACCTTCTCTTGTACCACTTTTAAGTCTGTTTTGATTGTATCCATTCCAGAGAGCTGTGCAGCAACATTGGTTAGTTTTTCCCGTGTGTCTAATTGTTCTTTACGCATATGATGAATATCTAGTTTAACCTCATCTAAGGTTTTCCCAATATACATTTTAGATTCATCCCAACTATTCACGGTTAACCTTCGTATTTATATTTCTCTAACACACTTAAAAATGTATTACATCCTGGGCATGACTTTGATACTTCACTTTGTAAATTTACTAAATCTGTAATATCTCTAGCACTTCCTACAGTACCTATAAGAATTCCATCAATGAATAAAGGTTTTTTCTTAACAAATAAATGTAAGTCTTGTCCTTTGACTTTACCAGATTCCCAGAAAGTACCCTCTCTTTTATTATTTAAAACTATTAAATCTGAATTAGCACACATCTCACCAAAGGTGTGGTTAGTACCCCCATACATCCTCTTAGCCTCTGAAGATAAAGTTATATCATCTTTACCTAATGGGTTATGGTCCAGAAGTAGTCCATTCTTAATAGCTCCGTTAGCATACAAGTACTTACCATCTAAATCTTTGGCCCATAACATATCGGGGGCTACTTCCCCAATAGTTTCAATCAAAGAGTGGAAGTAAATATTCTGCTCTTTATGTGTTGTTAGTTCCTCTAATATGGCATTTTCAATATTAACTACTTTTGTATATACATTAGTAATATGTTTACTGATTTCTACAAACTCACAGTTCAGGTCAAATGGATTATACTTGAGCCAAATTTTATACAATTTTAATATAATTTTTTTATACCATATTAGATTTTTCATAGTTAACTCATACTAGTTGAAAAGTTTGTTATGAGTATTTCTGTACTTGAAATTACAATATACTCAAAAGTATCAATAGAATTTGCTACTGTTGACAAGGTAGGCTCAGTTCCTCCTGGAAATAAATAATAAGAGCCCCAGGTAATTAATCTAGACCCTGTTGCATCTTGTTTAATTACTACCTTTCCAGACTGTCCAACAGTATGGTTTGTTGGATTATTAATAGTGATGTTGGCCCCTAATGTAAGATAGAAGTTATCATATACATCCATATTATTTGGGGTTAAATCTGTTGAGAGTGTTGCACTATATAGATTATTATGTTTATGGTTACCAGCAGCTACAGTGGTTGCAGTGGTTCCAAAAATAACTGAAGCAGTCCAAGTGTTAGTAGCATCATCATATGTAAAGTCTAAAGAAGAGGAGTCAGTAAAAGAACTTCCAAGTAAATCCTGGATTGCTTCTAACGTGACTTTACCATCTACGTATTGCTTTGAAGCTGGGTGTAGAACATCAGTAGGGTCTGCGTGTAGCGTTAAGAAGCCTGTCATAGTGCTTCCAGCTTTTTCTACATAAGTAGTGTGCGTATGGTTACCTGCGGCTACAGTGGTTGCAGTGGTTCCAAAAATAACTGAAGCAGTCCATTTATTATTAGTGTCATCATATGTGAAATCAACTGATGTGGAATCGCCAAAAGAACTTCCAAGTAAATCCTGGATTGCTTCTAACGTGACTTTACCATCTACGTATTGTTTGGTTGCAGGGTGTGCGTTAGCTGTGGGGTCTGCGTGTAGTGTTAAGAAGCCTGTCATAGTGCTTCCAGACTTCTTAACAAAAGTGGAATCTGCTTCTATTTTAGAATATAACTTTTCTATATTAGAGTTTATAATTAAACGCCAGGCCGTTGCCCCAAGCTCTAAGGTCTCTAATCCATTACTCAAAACTGCCATTTAATTTCCTTAAAGGTATTATTGCTATAATCGTACTACATTATGAAATAAGTACTTTCTTCCAAGTATTTGTTGTTGAACTCACTAGTATGTATAAAATACCCCCATAATAGAAGAATGTCCCATTAGGTACTCCTGTTGGGTAAACTATAGGAGTATAAGTATATGGTTCGGTTGGAACAGTAAATGAGTCTGTATACCTTGCTTGACCTTTAGTTATTCGTACAGAATCTATATAACCACCATAAGGTTCAGAGCCACCAGGGTGGGCACCCAAACTAAGTAGTTCAAAAGTATAATTCCTACTATCAGTTGTATCAGTACTTTTTACACCATTTATATACCCAGTCATTATCCCACTTTTTCTTTGAATAACAACATGATTCCATGTATTAAGTGTAAGAGTACCAAAGTAATAAAATGATACACTATATAATATAACAGTACCAGAAGAGTTTATGGTAATAGACCACTTAGTATCCTCACTACTAGAGCTACTCCTAGTACCCATAAGTGTGGCATACCCTGGAAAAGATATGGGGTACGTCCACAACTCTACAGTAAAATCCCCAGTACCAAATGCAAATGTTGGAGAGCTTTTCTGAATATTACCCCCATTTCCAGGAAATTTTATGGAGTAGTTATCAAATTTTTTAATATCAGTATTTAGTGTTACTGAGCCCTCTACCGTAAAATTGGTGGAGTCTACTACATTTGTATAGTTATTCTCAAAGTTAAGGACACAAACTACATTTGTATTATTTGTGTCCTCATCTGCCCCAATTATAAATGAGCCCCCATCTCCAGAAACTGTTGGGCTATTAATCCACTTTTTAGTTAATACATCATAAGCTAGTACATCCGTGCTTGTTGGAGAAGTAATAACTACATCAGCTAGGTCATCTATTACTGTATTAGAAGGGTTACCCCCTAATATTGTATTATATATTATTGGTGTAAACATTAAATATTCCTATAAAAAATCTTCTGCTGTTACTACAACAGAGTTAATACTAGATTCATAAGCCCCTACTTTGGTGGATACTCCCCAAGTACCAGCTTCTATTACATTATAAGTTAGTACTGTTTCAAATGAGGAAGTTACCCCAGAGGTGTAGAAAACACCATCTTTATATATGTTAAATACACCCTCAACCATTCCCTCATTTTGACCAGCAGCTATAGTATCACAAGACTCATAGTTTGCTCCATTATTTCTTACACTAGGAGTCCAGACTATGGTTGCATAGCCCCCCATAGGCACCACTTGCACGTTTACTGGTGCATATGGAGTCTCTATAGTAAACTTGTAATTATAGTTAGTTATTATAGATGGGGAATCTGAATTTATATTTTGGGTATATACCTCTATTTGTGGCGTATTACTACTTATACTTATTGGATTAATTTCATTATTAGTTATAAATAAATCACCACCAGATTGGTGTATAATAGATTTATTATTTAGTTTAATACCACAAAGCCCTAAATAGGATACATTACTTACGTTACTGAAAAAAGTAAACCTATAATGGGTATATGCTGTATCATTAGTAAAATAAAAACTAGATGTATATGTCCAAATAGTATACGTAGTAAAATTATCCCTAGTATCTAATAAAGTCCAGGATACCCCATCATTTGAGCCCTCTAACTTCCATGATTTAGGGCTTCTATGTGGAAAATTATCAATACTCCAAGGCATAAAATTATAACTAGTAAGTGTTTTTGGGGTACTAAACACCTGCTGTATCCATTCCCCATTAACCCCCCCTGATGTTATCCAACCAGAACCTATAACCCCATTGAATGCTTTGTAAGGCTCTGTGATAGTATTATATTTAGTTGAACTAGTTATAACACCATTTGTGGTAGTATTTGATGTAAATGGTTTATACGATGCATTAATATCAGAATATGTGACAGGAGCGTTTAATACGTTTCTCATTATTCCAGAAATTTCAAAAGTTGTATCTGATACTCTTGAACACTTCTTAAAGAATATTACCTCATTATCCCAGAACCCTATAAGACTTCCTCTTTGAAAAAACTCTTCAGTTAGTTCAATATCACCCAAAGAGTTATATGTATCCTCCACAATGAGAATTAAACCTCTATCAATAGTGTTAAATAAGTTACTTGATATACTAAGTACTTTACCATACGCCCAAGGTTTAGTATCAACCTGTGGGTCTCCATCTACCTCTACTGCAATATTACGTATAATCTCATTACTACCAGATGAAATAATTGTAGCTACTAGGATTGATTTTGTGTTAGAAAATTCTGGGCTACTATCAAATACTTTAACAAGTGTAGGTGGGTTTTCTAAAGTATAGTTAGGTGGTGCTATAGTTGTACCACCAGAAGGTAGTTGGATAGGTGTTGCTATTTTAAATATATCCTCTATAGCTTCAATAGTCAAGTATGGGTCTATAATAGAGTCGCCAGTAACTTTTAATACTCTAAAAACTATACCAGAGTTTGGGAATAACCCCCTACTGTTATAAATAAAAGTAGCACCTACTTGTAAAAGCTGTGCCTCTACAATATTTATTTTTAATTTCAAAGTAGCTAAGGGTGTAGAATATTTAAGAAAGTAATAGTTTACAAGGAGTTGGAAAGCCTCATCTGTATTAAGTAGAGTTAAATCTATATCAATATTCTTTGGATAACCAGCTAATACTAAATTAGCTTGGTTTGTTAATAATACAGAGTCTTTTTTAGGTGTCTCATTCCCTGAAATATTAGCGTATTTAAACGTAAATATATTTGGTAAATCAGCCCTCGATGGTCGTGTAAGCTCCGCCTCAGAAGAATTATCATCATCAAATATATATAAATCATCAACATCATAATCATCCCTAAATAAGGATATTGTAAACTGCCCAGTATTAGAATTACTAAATACAATACCATTAATATATCTAAGAATTTCCTCTATCCATTCTATCCCCTTCTTAGAGGAGGATATAACAATATTTAATCCTATCTTTTCATTAAATAAAGTTTCAGCAGCAGCCTCAAAAGATTCCTTATCTACTTTATCCTCTGGAACCGATAACAGAGCTACTAAAATATCATAAATAACATAAGCTGGGTTAGCCCCAGTTATTTGTAATATAGTTTCCCCAGAGGGGGTGGTAGATGTAGTGTAACTAGATGTGGAACTAACCTCGTAAGGGGTATATGTTAAATTATCAAAAAGAGTTATAGAGTTCCCAGAGCTTTGTGAACTCTCAACTACCCCTATATTCCTAGTTCCAATTATATTTTTATGAGTATTATAATTAGTTAAAGATGATGCTGAATCAATATTATACCTAACCACCAATAATCCGTAGATTGGTACTGTTTGTACATTATCTCCAATATATGACTGAGGAAATACCAAATAACTTACATCTTTATAAATTAAGTTTTTACCTGTAACTTGAGTTAAATATGGGTCAGATGTTGTTTGGGTACCTAAATAGACAGTCACGGTGGACTCTCTGCCTTTTGTATCACCTATTTCTGCTTTCTTACCAGTCCAACAAGTAAATGTACCACCATTGGTATTTACTATACCAGACCAGTTTTTATTCTCGGCCATATAAAAACCAATAACACTATCAATTCTATCACTAATTACATATGCCATATCAAGAAAATAGGAATACCCAATAGTTTGACAACTACCACCTAAAAGTCCCATACTATTCCTTTATGTACATTGCTTAATTGCACTAGAATTTAGATTACCATAGTAGATATAGTTACCTTTTAAATATACCGTACCATATACTCTTGGTACTACCTTAAATGATGAGTTATCTGGTACCTGAAAGTCTTCTAAAGATGTTGGACTAGCATTCATATTAGGAGGCCCAGGCATTAGTAAGTAAGTTGCAATTAATAGTACAGCAACTAAGAAGAAAAGCTCTATAGACATTAGATTGACTCCGTAGATGGGTTTTTTGCTGGAACTAGGGGAAACCCCCCAAAATTAGGGCCATTATTAAATTTTGTTGTACAACATTCATAAGATTTATCACAGCCCTTTATAAATGAAAGAACTTCAGGTGAGGTCATAAGTGGAGAATCAAGTGTGACTGAATTACCTGTACAGCCTACTACAAAGAATGTTTCTCCTAAAGAACTTAGTACATAACCATATAAAAAGGAGTTTAGTGGTTGAGCTGCTATAATATCAGCAGTGACTACTCTATTACCACCAGATACTACAAAAGATGAAGTAGAGAATGTATTACTTGTTTTATCTACTGCACAACTTTTATCAAATAAATTAAAAGAGCACCCTGACCCATATGTTCTATAAGGTACTAAACTATCAAAGAAAGTTTCTCGTCTGGAAAATTTACCCTCACAAGTTCCTAGTTCAACCTTAAAAGTTATAGTCTGTAGAATTCCCTCAAAAAGGGTATACCCTGAATCTGCATCTTTTATCTCCAAAGTTAAAGTAGAGCTGGGTGGGTATGCTATAAAAATATCAAAAGGGGCTAATGTTAGTGGTGCTACTACCCTAACTTCAGACTCTTTTAATTCTAAAGTTAACTCAGTTCGTTTAATCGGTTCTGGAATATACTCAATATTATCAAATACAATTATATCCTGGGAGGCTGTGTAATAGTGAAAAACACCCCTAAACCCTATTTTATACAGCTCCAACTTTACTCTCCTAAGTCATTTAACTATAATCGTTAGGTAACTCTATTAATTGCATATTAACAGTACTAAAGTTCATATCCTCTAATTCAAAAGTTAAAGTATCAGAATCGAACCTACATAAAGATAATATTTGAATCAAAGGACAGTTGGTAATACTAACTGGGAACCCAGTAGACACAGATACCTTAAATGCTGGTTTATTATTTACTACTGCACTTTCTATATTTATAATTCTAGATATAAATGATATTTCCTCAATATAAATATATTTTGTTATATACTCATAGACACTTAAGTCAAATGATTGTTTTATATAAAAGAAAGTATCAGATGCTCCTATAGGGGCTACTACATTATAATTAGTTACCCTATTAGAAAACCAAAAGGTACCAGATTTACCACCTAAATTATAGAAGAAGTCTTTTAAGTCTAACCTATCATACACATCAAGTTGTTTTAAGACTACAGAAAACTTCTTATATGGTAGTGATGTAATATATTTTTTTCTATTTTGGTGTGGTTCACCTATTATTTTATATGATAAGTTAGTACTATCACTTATTTCTTCAAAGACTTCAAATGGAAATATACAGTGCCCGAAGTTTGGTTTATAACTATTGGGTATTGGTATATATGTTGATGTACCTGGTAGTTTAATTGTAACATTAAATGACATAGGTGTGGCGTTTGTATTCTTAATACATCTTATAGTAATTGGTATAAACCCAAAACTACAATCCTTTGTTAATATAGGTGTTCCAGTAGAGTACACTAATAGGTCATTTCCAAGTGTTAAATCAACATACGTACCAGCACCTACTCCATCTATTTTAAGGCTATACTCCCCTTGGTTAGTTATATTTAAGTACCCAGTTATTATGACAATAGTAGTATCAGCGGTTATAGGACTTGCATCCAAAGTTAATTCTGGTAAGTAACTATATATCTCTAATTTATATTTATTAGCATTTAAAGCAACAAATCTATTTACTTCTACTATGCTAGTATCACTAAAGGTAGGTACCTTATATGCTTTCATTAAAAAACTACTCATAATTGCTCCAACGTAACCGAGAATTTCTTACCTACTGATGTTTGATAATTAGAAGAAGTACTAGAATTAGGTACAGCTTTAGTAGCTGGTAGTATATATGCCCCAGCTGGTATAGTTACTGGGTCTTGTATTTCTAGGGACTCAACACCTACATTCACTATAGTTAATAGTAAAGATACATCTTCATATATAATAGCTATGGTATCCCCAGTAAAGAATATATTTCTATATGTATCACATTGTACAAAATAAGATTGAACAGACGGGGCTGTTGCTAAACTTAAAAATGCCCAGTTCGGTTGAAACATCTCTTTATAGAGCCCCTGGTAAATATGGTTATGTACCATCATAGCATCTTCGATTGTAGTAGTAGTAGCTGAATACTTAAATGATAATTTATTTTTATAATTTTTTGGGTACCTACGCTCTAACCCTGATGTAGCCCTAAATATTGAGGTATTTGTTTTGTAAGCCTCAGAATACGTACCCCTATCTGGTATGAAAGAGTATACAATATTAGGTTGTCGCACTATTTTTACTGATAATCTAATTATAGCTGTGGTAAAGTCAATAGCTATATACTCAGATACCCTTGCATCACCCTCTAAAAGTCTAGCTACTATATTAAAAGTAACACTTCCAAGGGGTGGTATAGTTGTACCATCAGTAATATCTTCAACATATAAACCAGTGGTACTTGGGAATATAGTATCATTATATGTTAGTGTTTGAACACCTCTATTATATAAAGTTACCTCTAACGCTGTATCATTTGATATAACACCAAACCAAACATCCCTATCATCATTTATAGTATCAACAACCTGTGTACTATATAGACTATAGTTAGTATACAAACTAATCAACTGTGTGAGACTATTATATATATTAGTATTATATATAAATTGATTACTACCACCAGTTAGATTGTTTATAACACTAACATTACTAGCGGGAGTTATAGTACCTGATGTTGAAAGAAACTTTGCTTCATCTTGAAAAGAAACACTGGTACTAATTATACCACCAAGTATAATAGCACCCATTTATGTAATCCGAAATGCTATTACACTCTTAAATGCTGTGTTACTAGTCAAGTTTTTATATCTAAATGATAAATATTTTTCATTATTAATATAAAAAGTAACTGGTTGTGTTGGGGTAACTGGTGCGTGTTTATATAAATTAGGTATGACACCTATAGGTACATAGGTACTATTATCTACCTCAATACTAGAGTTAATACCAGCAACATAACCTTCTAAGAATAGGTCACCACTAAGTTTATTAAAGTAAGAGCTACTTAAAGGTAACATATCTATGTACCCTTGAACATGGTCCATAGACTTTATAATAGTTTCGCCATACCAAAGACCTTCATAATGAATATAGTAATTAGATTGATAAGAAAAAGTACTATATAAATATTGCCCACCCAAAAAAGCGCTGAACTTATTTAACATACCCCCCATAATAAAATATGGAGAATCCCTAAAATCTATTACTTTACCAAAAAATACTAAAGCAAAACTATTAGTATCACCAATGAAATGTATATCATTACTTCTAGCTGGGGCAAATGGGTTTAGTAAAGGTAAAAATGAATAATCAAGGTAAGTCCCATCATCAGATTTTATTAAACCAGGTTGTTCATTCCAAGGTAGTCCACCATCGAAACCTAAACAAGTATAACACTCTAATCTTAAATCAATCTCATTGTATTTAAAAATATAATATAAACTTCCTGAATTTACATATAGTATCTTTGAGTTTGATATTCCAGTATCTATATAGTTATTTGAGTTTTTATAACGCAGCGCACAACCTAAAGAACCTATAACACCACTGTAACTAGAGGATTGTATATATTGTATACTAGAGGGTGTTAGTGGATTTATAGAGAATATTCCATTGAGCCCTGTATTTACTCCCCTTAGGTCTTGTCCTAGATTAATACTATCTGGGTATACATTGATACGTGAAAATTTAGCAGTACTGGTAGATGCTACTATTGGTGATAAATTTGTACTACCTATACCCTGAGTAAGTGTAAAGAAAGTACCATTTGGTATGGCAGTGTCTGTATAACAATTACTTGTAAACTCTTTATTATAAAAGTGTGTAGTAAATGGGTATTTTAATTTACCAATAAAAGAATTATTACTATATACATCATAATACTGACCATAACCAGTTGTTGCCATAGGTAAATTAGAAAACCCATCAGAGATTGTAGGCGAGAATGACCCAATTCCTGCAGATTGTATGTATTTATTTTCAAACATCAGTAGAGTAGTTATATTATAATTACCATTCTGGATAGTGTATAATGGGTAAAATAACCCCCACCCAGCATCCAATAAATTTGAACTTTCTTTTTTTAGAGATGTCCACCCAGCTGCTACAAATTTTTCCTCTAAAAAATCAATAATATTAGGTTCATATATATATGGTATATATGACTCCCCCGTATAATTATAGTACATATTCTACTCCAATTTTAATAATAAATTATAGTTAGCTGTTGAGTTATCCCCATCCTCTAATACAACGTAGTCAATAGTACCTATAGTTATAATATCCTCAGGGTTAGCACCTTGTTTTGGGACTAAGTACACCCCCCTAACACTACCATGTACAATATTAGTCCCCTGTACAAGTATTGGGGCCACGAATGAGGTCCCAGATAGATTTATAAAACCAACAGTTGTAGAAAAATTAGAAGTAAGAGTAGGATAAGTATATGATGACCCCCTAACCATACAATTATCTGTATAATTAACCCCAGACCTTAGGGTAGTACTTACTGTAGTCCAATTATATGAGGTATTAGTTGTCATACCCGCTGAAAATACTTGCCCTGAGTCATTTCCTATACTCTCTAACTTCCCGATATACCCAAGACAATATAGTGGTGTAGACCTAGCAGCTGATATATTGTGTAATTTGTATGAAATTACAATTCTATCTTTGTCTACAACTAACCAGTATTTCGATATTAATTCATTATCTGGAATAAATGGTAATATATAAGATTTACCTGAATTATAATAAGTGTAATCAGTAGAATAGTAAGGATAAAAAGTCGTCTCAGTTTCTGCATTAAGCTTTGGGTAATCTTTATCAAGTTGTGTTTCTATATAACAACTAAGCCTTTTGTTATGCTTACGTGTGTACTTAGTAGAATCAGCCTTAAAAAATGGGTTAATCAATGATAAATTATTCGTGCTATATTCATATTGTATACCAACTGTAATTGTTGACCCATTTGATGCTTTAGACGTATAGAACCCCAAAGGTGAGTTATTTATATTTTCAGTTACTATATCAAATACATAAGAATCTGTTGATAAAACCTTAGTACTTTTTATTGATAGTGCAAGAATCTCAGCAGAGTTCAAAACTTTACCCCAAATTACTAGCTGGTCTATGGTAATATCGTGGCATCCCAAACCATAAAATGCAGGGTATAATGTATAATTATATAAAGCAGAGAAACTACTAGTGGCCGAAGTACTCTCTTTACCCATATATACCCCGTTTACATAAACCTCCAATTCTTTAGTTAAGTTTGAGTAAGTAAAGGTAAATAACTCATATGAATGTCCAGATTTATCTACAAAAGCACTTTCAACACCTTCAAAAAAAGAACATACTGGATAATTCCCACCAATACCCAACTGCCTAGCACAAGTGAGATATATACCGTGTCTCTTTTCTACCTCGTGGTAAAAAGGACTAAAAAGTGGTAATATAGCTGCCCCAGAAAATCCAATAGTTCCGTTAGACCCACCATTTGTAGTCTGAATATCAGAAAAACCTTTTGCCCAAAAACTAATGGAAAACTCTGTAGGGAATTGAGAAAAGAAACTACCAGTGGTGTCCCCTTGGCTGGAATGTCCCTCACTTCTCAACATATTACCAGTTGAGAACTGTACCCCAGTAGTATCTGAATACTTACCAGGAACAGCATTAGCTTTACCCAACCACACAAATCCTTGAGAACTACTTATAGCAGTTACATTATCATTATCTATCTTACTCCACCCATTTGCTAACATCAAAGTGTTTAGGTCTGATAACATCTTTGATGCTGGTTGGTTATTGTCTACGATATATGCCATAAACTACCTTTTTATCGAATTATTAATAATCTGTCTACCAGCCCTAGAGGTTAAGTACTCCTCTATAATGGATGGGTCAAGGGAGTTTACAACAACTACCTCAGAGTTTTGTGGTGAAGCAACCGCTGGAGAACCACCAGAAGTCTCTTTAATAGCCTTCAAGTCATTCCTAGAAAGTACATACTCGCCTGATTGTAATACAGCTGGAATCTCATCACTTCTTAAACCTGCTCTATTATCGTCGTATACATAACCCCCTGTGTGGAAAGTTTGTGCTTTAATTTGTGCTACGTTAGCCATACCCTGTGCAATTACCCCAGCGGCCATTACATAGCTGTAAGGTGGTGGATATTCAATAAGTGCCTTGTTTGCCCCAACATACGTGTTAATAATTGCCTGCCCTACCGCTACAGCTTGCATAGCCTTTGCAGCTGCTTTTGATTTTATTAACCCCAAAGCACTGGCCGCTTGAATAATATTCTGCATACCATTAAAAGCGGTGTTTGTATTAGCTAACATTATTCCAAAAGATGCCTGCTCGTGTGCTACCCGTTTATCATTCTCAGTAGCTAACATAGCAGTTTTTTGTGCAGCCGCTTGTAACTCTACTTGGTCTAATTCCTGTAGTCTGGCTAATCTGTCGGCTTCTGGCATCATATCTCCACCATTGGTAGTGGCCAATTCAGATTGTATCTGCGCTTTACGCTCATTAAATGTTTTAAATGCCATTAGTTGTTGGTCGTAAACAGCATTATAATCAGCAGTAATACCCTCTGCTAGTGCAGTTTGTTGTTGTATTGTACTAGCCCCTGCACCTTCTGATACAAAATCACTATACCCTAAGTTTCTTTTAGCATCATCTGCTTTTGTGTTATATATGTCAGTTTGTTGTTGTGTTGCTTCTGTTGGATTTTGGTCATTATTTATTCTATCCTGTAGGTCTGCAATCCTCTGAAGGTTTGCTAACTGTGTACCAGATTTATTTACAATACTATCATATTGAGCTGAATACTCCCTAGATTTAACTAAAATAGCAGTTTCTAATATTATTAAATCATTTTTAAGTTTAATCTCATTCTCACTTGATTTATTAACAGCCTTTTGGGCTTCTTCTAACTCTTTTACTAATTCTGCTTGTCTGTCTTTTAATGATACAACTACATTTTCATCATAAATAGCATTAGCTGTTCCATTAGCTACTGCTTTATTATGTTCTTCTATTATTTTATTGATATTAACTAACTGACCACTTAAAGTAACCTCAGTAGTTTTTGCTTTATTCAAATCATTCTGGGCTATACTTAGTTTAGTTTTAGCCTCGTCCATCTTACTTGTATAATAATATCCCTTTTCTAATATATCTTTATATCTAGAAGCAGAGGACGCTAATGTTGCATCAAGTTGATTAATTGCTCTCTTAGCTTCCAACTCCTCTACTGTAAGGTTTTTTATTTTATTTAATTTAATTATTGCCATATCTCTCAAAGCAGCGGCATCTACATCTAACTTAAGGGCATCTCTTTGTGTTTGAACAATCCCAGCTTGAGAAGTTTGCATAGCATTGATAATACCCAAATCCTCTTTATTAAGTTCATTTTTCTTCTTAGCTGATTCTACAGTAGCTTCCCAAGCTTCAATATTAACAGTCAAACTAGCATCGTCATTTGAACTTTTAACAGCAGTTGAGAAGTCTTTTACTAAAGCTATCCCTGCTTTTGACAAACCTGAGGTGGCTAGTGCTTGTTTCTCATATTCCCTAATTAAATCATTACGAGAGGTTACTAAATCTTCTTTTCCTTTTTGTAATGCACTTAGTGTAGTTCTAACCCCATCTGATAAATCTTCTACACCAGACCTGTAAAGAGATTGATAGTCACTGGCCATTTTTTTAAGGTTTTCTAAACGAGCTGGGGACATTATAGTAATAGTACCACTAGCAGCTGTAGGAGCTGTTGCTGTTGGGTCTTTTACTATCTCAGCAACTTTTGGTACAGTAGATTGTGTTACTGGAGCGATTGGTTTACCATTTGGGTTAAGTGGGTCGTATTTGGTCATACCTAGGGTTTTTCCAGCTTTATTAACGGTAGAGTATTGAAAAGATACCCCTTTACCTGTTAAGTCTTTCCCTACGTGTACTACATAGTTACCAGACTCTTTCATACGCTCTACAATTACTTGACCAACCCCTCTATATAAATCTGGGTTTTTAGCAATCTCCCTAGCCAACTGAAAAGCGTCTTCTCTACTTTTAGCTTGGATGTCCATTGCTGCAGCTTCATAATGTGGGCTATTTTTGTTTGCGGCCATACGGGCATCCGTTCTAGCTCTAAGTACACTATTTATTTGAAGATTTCTTTTAGTCTCTCCCTCAAGATTTGCTAGTATTTTAGATAAAAAGCGGATATTCTCTTGTTGTCCATCACTAAACCCACCGCCAGTACGCTCGGATAGAGACAAATTAGTAAGCTTCTTAAGTGCGTTAGGAATTCCCCCTGGGGACGCATTATCAGAGAGTTTAGGAGATTTAAAACTATTAGTAGTATCTTGAAATGCTTTATTTAATAAATTTGTTTGGGTTGTGATATCATCAAAAGCTTTTATAAGCTTATTTACATTTGCTTGATTACCAGCCCCCTTAAAATCCCCAGCTTGTATAGAGGCTTTCATAGATTCTAAATAAGTTAGGTATGCTCTGTAAGATTGAGCAAGTGCTTTATCAGTATTCTCTACATTTTTTATAGCTTTCTCATAAACTGCAATATAACTATCTAAACTAGATACTGCGGCAGTTTGGGCTTTAGCTCCTTGAATCTCACGTATTTTTGGGTCTTTTTGTTCAGCATATGATAATAATAGTGATTGTGCATTTTCTTTTGCTGATTTTGCGTCTAAAGCAGCGGTGTTCATAGCTATAGCGGTAGTTAATTTATCAACCTCAGCTTGTGTTTTAACTATTCTTGTTTCAATTTCAGCTCGTATTTTAACGGATGTAGCTTCATCTTTAAGTTTCATCAACTCACGTATTTTATCTTGAGTCCTAGTTAACGTATCCTCCATAGTGTCTAACTCTTTGTTAGCTTCCCCAAATGAAGCAGAGATAGCAGTAGCAGCTACAACCGCTGCCCCTAAGATTAACATTATTGGGTGTTTAGCCATAGCAGCCATAGCTATATTAGCTAACTGTAGTGCTCTAGTTAGTAATGTACCAGATACTGCGGCTGCGGCTAAACCAGTACTAATAGCTGATATTCCTTTAACCAAACTAAATATAGCAACACTACCAGTAATAGCAAAGAATACAGTTTTAAATGCTGTCCAGTTATCTCGTACGGCTGTAGTAACTTCATTAAATGTTTTTAAGGCTGAGATGATAAAATCAGTAGCAGACTTAGCCATTGGTAGTAATTTACCAACAGTGTCATTGAAAGCAAGACCTAAACTATTACCTAACTTCTCCCATGTAATAGCATAACTTTCTGTAACAAAACTTGCTTTATCTACTTCGCCTTCTACCCCAGAGTTTAACTTTTGCATATGCCTAAAGAATTCGTCTGCATTATTTCTTAATAGTGTTAGTGATTGTAATGCTAGAATATCCATACCACGAGTAATATTAGAAAACTCAGTATCACTCATAGCTTTGAGTTTAGATACGAACTCTCCCATAGCCTTATTAGACTCCGCTGTACCCATTCGCATTCTAGCCATCATAATCTCTTGAGACACACCAGCCTGTTTAAAGAAATTTACAGTTTCTGTAGATGTTTCTGCCAATACAGATGAGAATCTACGAATTTGAGTACCGATAGTTGAAGCATTTACCCCAGCATTTGAGAAAGAGATAGCCATAGAGCTAACTGCATCGGCAGTCATACCAGAAGACTTCGCTGCCGCTAACGCATAGTTAGAGAATGTACCAATATCTTGAGTAGACATACGAGATTGATTGGCCATATAGGCAAGTGTATTAGATAAGTCTTCTACAGATGGGGTAGTACCAGTTACGGCATCTTTAACATCACCAAAAACTTCCTTATAGGTAATCAATGCACTAGCCGATGTAGCAAAAGTATCACCTGTTAATCGTGCCATTTTAATAATGTTTTCAGTTGCTGTAGCGACTTCTGTTTTATCAAAACCAGCACGGCCGAGTGTTAATGCGGCTTCATTAATATCTTTGAGTGAGCCACCAAATTGGACACTTAGTTTAGCTAACTTATTTTCAAGTCTACCAGCCGACTCTGCGGTCATATCCAGTACAGCAGATAGTGTGTGTACAGCTTGGTCATACTCTAAGGTGTAAGCTACCCCTTTACTCATAAGATTGAATACTTGATACATACCCGCGTAAAGTGATGCGTAGGCTAAAGCCCTCTGCCCAATATTCTGAATCCACTTTGACATAGGAACCTCGTTAAGGCTTCTTTTCAGTCTGTCTGTATGTGCCGCATCTGATTGAAGCTCTACACCAAGTTTCTGTAACTCAACTGTTGCTTTGTTGATTGAGCCCTTTGAGTCTACGGAAAACTCCTGGCGAAAAGAGTCCTTACTAATAATAGCACTTTCTATTTTCTTCTTTAAAACGTCAATTTGTTGTGCAGCAGCATCTAATGACCCACTACTAGCATACCTCTCTTTAACCTTTATTAGATTTTCTAAGATTTCTTTCTGTTTAATAAGGGAAGCTATAATCTTGTCATATGCGGTGTCATATTTTACTTTACCACTTACAGCTTGATTGATTTCATTAAACTTATCTGCTAATACCCCAGTCAGTTGGGAGGTTGATGAAATCTCTTTTCTAAGGTCATTTATTTTGCCTATAGTTGCTGTTACATCAGAACTACTAATAATTCCACCCTGACCTGCTAGTTTTGCTCTACTTTCTAAGTCATCAATCTTTTTAAGTAACTCTAGTTTTTTAGCAATAACGTCTAAGTCTTCTTTAGCTGCAGCTGGACTAACTTGTTTAGATGATAGAGAGCCATACAAAGACTTTAGTTGTGCTTGTAGTTGATTAAGAGCCCCTGTAGACCCAGAAGACATCGTATCTACTGCAATTTTTAACTCTTTTGTTAAATCAATAGCCGCAACTTTAGCACTTCTTAAGTTTCTAGACAGCCCAGTGTTAAAGTTTAACAAGTCAGCTTTATTAACTAAATTCTCAAAGTCTGGAATAGTACTTTTAACAGTTTGATTAAATTTTACAATATCAGACTCTTTTAAGATAGAGGGCATTGATGCAAGCAGTGCTTTCAATGCTTCTGATTTCTTGTTTAACTCACTAATTTGGGCTACTGCATCACGTCTACTTGCCGCAGTAATGTCTGTACCTTTTCTATCAAGAGTCTTTTGAATAGCGGCCGCTTGTTTTTCTAAGGCTGAAATATTACCATTAATAATATTTTTAGATTCATTTTGTAGTCCATTTAACTCACGTTGTTTATTTACTAAGTTACCATAAATAGATTTTGATGTACCAAGATTAGCTGTAACATCTGGTGTAGTTATAGTACCAGCAGATACTCTATTTTGTAGTATTGATAGTCTCTTAACCTCTTTATTTGCAGACGGGTCTACCACACCTAACGCTTGAATTTTATCAATTTGAGTTTGTAAATCTTTATAGTTTTTAAGAGATTCTTTAATTTGAGTATTAACTGCACTGAGGTATTTAGGGTCCCCAGTTTTCTCTAATTTTTGTAAGGCATCACTAAGTTTATCAGACCATCTTGTAGATTGTGATGCAGATATACCTAAGTCTTCCATAGCCTTAATATTAGCTTGAGCACTCTTAATAATTTGTGGGGTAGTACCAGAGAAAGCGGTTGCAAAACCTTTAATTGATAATTCATACCCACCTATTCCTTGTGACATCCTCTTAAATTGTGAGTTAAGCTTTTCAAAATTTTGTGGTGATATATTTCGTATCTCACCTAACATAATTTCTAAACTACTACCAGAGCCAGTAGACAACTCTAAGTCATTAAAAACAGTCTTTACTTTATTTTTAAAATCTCTAACTCTATTATATGTAGCCTCTAGTCCTCTAGTAGTTTTATCTAACTCACCTTGAATATTAGATGCAGTTACTCCACTAAATAGTGATGATGTTTGAGACTTAAGTGTTTGAGCTTTATTATTTAGCCCCACTAATTTATTCTCTAAAGAGTTGATACCTTTAGTTACAAATGTTACGTCTACTGATAAATCTTGAAGTTTTTTTGACATGGAGTAACCTTAACTGGGTGTATATGTTATGTAGTACACTATAATCGTTAATAGGTTTATTTTCTTGACTTAGACTCTTTCATCATCTTATCCATTTCAGCTTTATTACGCTCTTCAATTTTATTGTTAGTTAATACTGAAATAATACAGAAGGCTTGTGTTTGATTATACCAACCACCATCACTTGGTAAAAACCCATCTTTAAAGATATTATAAGACTCTATAGCTGTTGATATTACTGATATATATACATCAAAAATAGGGCAGTGAGTATATAACTTATGACCAACCATTATCTTGAAGTCTGCATTCTTATCTTGCTCACCTTTAAAACCACAATTACGAACTCTATCCAGTTGCTTCTTTTTACAAGTATCACACTTCCAATTATCTGAACTAAGTTGTGGTGAAAAATAGATTTCTAAATTAGAGTTTACTTTATCAAGTATATCAGAAGTTACAGTAGACTTTTTTATAATTTCATCAGCAACTGCGTTAATTAAACTGGTTGGTAAAGTACTTAGTGATATTACTTCATTACCTACTGTTTCAATCCTCTGTATAGCCAACTCACAAGTACGATAAGCATACTCTTTTGGTTGTCCAGATTCATATAAGTAATTTAATGAATTAATATCAGCTAGTGATAGTGTAGTAAATACTATTGTAACCTCAGGCAGAAAAGAGTCTGTGTATGCCTGAGGTGTATAAAAGTATGTTGTTTTATGAAGCGGTAACATCAGAGTCTGTTTTTACTTTTCCTAAGTATAGGTCAGTGTTCTCTGGGTTACGTGTGATTGATGCGATAGTTGTAGCTACCTCAGTAATCATATCTAATGGCATCATCTCAATACAAGAATCATCCATAAATCCATTAGCATCTTTCTTAAATTTAACTTGTGCTCCATCTGAGTCAGTAACATTAGACCAACCAGATACACCACGTTTAATTACACTCCAGTTAAAGCTACCAGAAGCGAAAGAGATTGTTGCATCTTCTTGATTGATTTTAGTCAAACCATCTTCAAGTTTAGCAAAACTGCGAGAGTCAATACGTTTAATTGTAAGGGTAAATGGTTCATCCTCACCACGACTCATAATAGGGGTATATTCAAAAGATTCATTCTTTTTTGTAGAAACAACTAGTGGCATTATTTTCTCCTAAATTTAAAACTATGCTTGGGGCAAAGCCCCAGGATTATTACATATGTGCGACGTAAACCGCTTCTCCACTTACTGCATCTTCGTAAGCTTCAAACTCAATTTTGTTCTCAAGAATTCCGTCTGCATCTTCAATAGAAACTGAAGTATAACGAGCACGAGGGAAGTAGATTGCAAATTTGTGTGTACCAGAGACCATTTCCAAGTAAACAGCAGCATCTGTGTTATTTTTGAATTTATTCAACTCTGAATAGTCTTCAAATACAACTGACAAAGAGCCTTTTACCATTTTTTTGGTAACAGCTTTAGAGGTGATACCCTCACTTGTAATAGCTTCACGGTCTGTTACAGTGTTTTCAATTGTAAAAGACAATCCAGTAGCTTCATAAGCAGTTCCATCAACAGTAAATGTTGCATTTTTTCCGACATACGGATTTTCTATAATAGCAGTACCAGTCAAGATAGCTTGTCCAGCCGCAGTTGAGTAACCAGAAGCACCAACATCAAAACTAATAGTAGCTAGGTCAGCAGTTGGGAAGTCAAACTTAACTGACGTAGGAACGATACCAGTATAGGTAATTGATTGGCTATCCCCAACATCACAACCAAGGAATTGCTTAATTGAAAGTGATGGTTGACTTCCACAAGGTTTTGCCAATTTATAAAGAACAGCAGTACCAGTATCAGTAGCTGTAGCTTCAAAAATCATTTTAGCTGGGGTAACACCAGCATCAGAGAATCCAATAAACCCACCAGTACCAAGAGCAGCATCTTCACGTAGACCAAGAGCAACCTCAAGAACATCAGAACCATTAAGGTCTTTACTAGCACCACCTACAGGGATAAGCTCAACCCCAACAGTACCAGACCCATAAATTTTACCAGCCATTTTTGGTTGGCTAAGGAAAGAGTTCTTAATAGCTTTACGCTCAATAGAATCTCCTTCGGGCTTCATTGAAGTATCAGATGTTACCTCAACAACGTCAGCATTTGTAAACGTACCACCTGCATTAAAAGTAGATTCTTTCAAAATTGCATAGACGGCACTATTAGAACGATAAATCGCCATGTGTTGTGTCCTTTTATTTAAGTCACTCTATTATCGTTAAATAAAATTTATAATGTTAAACTAGGGATTTTATGTACTTAACTTTAAGAATTAACTGAGCTACTGAGTATGGCATTAACATACCACCATCCCTTTTGAAGTCAGTTACCATAGCTTCAATAGTTTTTGTTTTGAGTAGTGTGTTTGTTTCAATAACTTTTTGTACAATCTCAACCAACTCAGACAGGTTATCCTCAACATCAGAGCCACGTTGTTTATTGTAAATATAAATAGGAATAGTTGCAAGAATCATAGCCTTAGCATTATTAAGGTTGTGCCTTTCAGTCATTTCTGACTCGTATACAACACCAATAGATGGGAAGTCTTTTACATCTGTCCAGACTGGAATACTATTTTTAAATATTTTCTTAAACTTCTTCGTACGTTCCAAATCTGTAATAATTGAATCAATAATCTCTATCCTCATTATATCCCTCTACGTTTTAAAATGTAATCATCCATAATATCCATCATAGACCTAATACGAACACTACCTAGGTTTGAACTATTAATAGTGGTGTTTATATTTGAAAGTCTACTTGATACTACATTAAATTCGTATCCAGATACAGATGGTCTCATTATATTATCGTGCCAACCTAACCAAGAAGCTGTTGGAGGAGTCCCATTATCTTTCTTATTACCCCTAGCTGGTTTACCCTCATTGGTCATTATAGTTTGAACTAAAGGGTCTCCACCTTCATCCATACCTACACTAGCAAACATACTAACTGTAAGATTACCTCTACTGGTAAAGTTAGTGTGTACGTAGTATTTTAGGGTGTCTTTAAGTGTTTTATGATTTGGGTCTGTATTGTGTTTACCACCATTATAGTGTGGTAGTGGATTATCATCTGGGCGTCTTCTACGACCTTTAATTATCTTACTAGACACTTTCTTACTAAGAAGTTTATCTACTATTTTACCCCAATGGGTAACGTCTTTTGTAGCTTCTGTTGCAAAGTTTTTAGCGGCGGCTTTGGTTATTTTTTGGAGGTTTAGTCGGAAGTGTTGCTCTAGTTTGGAAACTACCCCAGACTCCCCTAGTTGAATATTCATAGATTAAAACTTGAATATTCTATAGGCTTGTAGGATATTTTCTGCTAGGTATGGGATTGAGTCGAGTGGTTTAATTGATTGCTTAGTATCTGAAGATAATAACGCAATACTATCGAAGTTTTTAGTAGCGTCAGTATGCATCTTTCTACCAATAACAAAAAGAGCATTAACGAGACTAGCGGGTACATCAGAATATGTAGCGTACCCAACTTTGTATACAACATCTACATTTAAAGAACCAGCAGTAATAATATTATCACTATAAACTATACTATTTTTTGAGAACTTCAAATCAGACACAATAATAGTTTCGTCAGAAACACTTAGAGATGTTACTTCATGAATGTTACCACGAGTAACAAATAATCTAGAAGTACCCGACCCATCTAAGGTCTCAGTGACATCCCTAGAGATAATTGATACATAGTAATTACTATAAATGAAATCTTCTGCCCATGTTAATATCTGAGCTAGGGAGTTTTTAATATTTACGTCAGAGCCTTGAACATCTAAATACTCAAGGAATTGAGACTCAAGCTCAGGAAACATATAAAATCCTTACTTTTTAATGCGGGTTTTTGGTGTTTGTACAACTTCTTCTGAAACAACCTCAACAGCTGGCTCAGGAGTAACCTCTTCTGGTACAACTTCTACAACTGGTTCTGGTTCTGGTATAGCTTCAACAACTGGCTCAGATGCTTTTTTAACATTACTACCAGAAACTACAGAAAAATAACCAGGAAAAGTATCTAATACATACTTAGCAGATTTGTCTGATAGGTCGTAAACCTTACCATCTTCAAAATCTACACCAGCGGTAGTTAGACCATTTCCATTATAAATTACTTTTGGCATAATACTTCCTAATTCTTAACTCAGTTGTTAATAACAACTCGGATAAAAACTAAATAGCTTGGGGCGTGTGCCCCAAAACCTCTTAGAGGTTTACGATAGCAGCTACTGGAGTAGCAACAATAGACAACTTACGGAAGTCCATATCACGGAAACCTACATAGAGAGTAGAACTAGAAACAGCTTTACGCTCTTCCTCAAGACCAATTGTACCACGGTCAGCTACAGCGAAGAAGCGACGGTTAACAACAAGGACAGCAGTTTTAGTACCTTCTGGAGCTACGTCATCAACTACACCACCTGCATCGAGGTTTTCTGGCAAGTAAGCAGATGCGATAACTGGCATACCATAAACTTTACCGATTTCACCAGTAAGGATAGTTGCAGCCATACCATACTTATCAACAGTAGTAACCTCAGGCAATCCAAGCATATCAAATGCAATTTTTACTGGAGCAATAACAGCAAGGTCAGCAAGGTTAAGACCATAAACACCAAGTTTTTTACGAGCAGCCAAAAGACCAGCAGCAGAGATAGCACCAGCGCCATCAACAACATTACCAGCACCAACAGCGATTTTCAACAAACCGTCAAACGCTTTACGAACATCATTAGCATCAGTAACAGCGGTGTTACCAGCGATGATTGATTTCTCAGAAGCACGAGCCAAAGAGCTTACAAGTTCTTGTTTAACAAGGTCCATAACTGCAACTACTGCTTCTTGGTCAGCTTGGTCAGTAACACTTACAAGAGTTTTAATACGTTGAGTAGCAAATGTTACTTTACCAGCAGCGATTGTAGACTCGATAGCATCAGCACCAGGAGCGATTAGGTATGCAATAGCATCAGTTGAACGGCCAGGGATTGAGAATTGATTACGGTTAGCTGGCATTGTAAGTTTTGCAAACAATGGTTCTACCATCAACTCAGCTTCAAGTTTAGTCAACATTTGTCCACTAAATTCTTCTGACAACCAACTAGAAATATCAGCAGGTTTAATAGCTTTTTCAACTACAGATGCGATATCTTTAAATTCTGCGAAAGAGTCCATAGGACGGCCAGTAAGTACTGATTTCAAATAAAGATTTGAACCATCTTTTTTAGCTTTAGCTACAGCGTCAGCATCAACAGTTTTTTCTTCAAAAGTAGTCTTGCGGTCTGCAAGTTTACCATCAAACTCTTTTTGGAGTTCAGCAAGTTGCTTTTCAGCATCAGTTTTCTGTGATTCAATTTGTCCTTTGAGACCTTCAATCTCTTTTGACATTTTTTCAATAGCTTCGATTGCCATTAGGTATTTCTCCTGTTTTAATTTTGTGTAAGGTGTGAATTAATAAGACTATTTGCTCTAGCTCCAGATGTATCATAAATACTTAGGAGTTGATTAATATTCTCATCAGAGCCCTCTAAAGACTCAACGAATGACATAACTTGTTCAAATGTAATTTGGGCAGGTTCTTTATCATCCCCCTCAGCAGTTTGGGAGTCTCCCTCAGCGTCTTGGGTACCAGATGAATCACCGTCTTCTTTATTTACACTTTTACCTTCGATGTTATTATCGTCACCTTCAGATTCAGTTGACTCACTTTCCTCTGAAAACTCTTTTAATAATGAATCTACATCCGCTGGGATTACCTCAATGTCTCCAGACTCTAGTAAATCATTAAAGTGTTTCTGTAAATGAATAGCAGCACTTAACTTTTCTTCTTTGCTGAATTTATCTACATCAATAGCACTTTTCAGTGCAGACAAGGCAGACATTAGACCCTCCTTATTGAGGACTAACTTACCATCTTTTAACTCATGGTGAGGGAACTTCCACGTAGCCTGTTTCTCAACATCACCAACGACTAAGTAGGTTTCTTTAATTACTTCTGGCATAGCCAATGATACCGCAGATTCGCTTAATTCTTGCTTATTTACCTCAGCCCATTTATGGTCCGATACACTTTTGTTCTTGATAGTTGATGCACATTTATAAGTATGCTCATCAGTAGCTTTTGAAGCTAGTAAACAATTACCAGTCGCACAAGGAGATTGAGTTAAAACAGTAAATAGTGAGTCTTGATTATCTGGGACAGACACAATAGATACTTCAAGAAGCTCTACAGCTCTATAATAGTAAATATCATACTCTGGGTCATAAGATGCATCTAGTGCTTTAAAACCAATTGAGAAAGTCTTAAGAATTCCCTGCTCAACAGCATAAAATACTTTATGGTTTAGTGCTTCATGTACCTCTGCTGTAATTTCTAACCCATGAATTCCAATACTCAAATCTACAATCTTACCTACAGGTTCGCTCTTAGAGTGGTAAGATAGTAGAATAGGATTCTTTAGGAAATTATCTAAGTTGTATCCAGAAGGTAGTACAGAGTCACCAGAGCGGTCTACTACCAACATACCCTTATCATCTAGGTAGCGGTTAGCATAACCTTTAATAGTGACTACCCTAGAGCCTTCAGACTCCCCAATAAATTTCTCTACAGAGACGTCTTTTGCTACTAGAACTAACTTATCCATAAAATGCCTTTAAATTAAGTTTAACTTTTATCTAAATTAATTATCGTTAGTGAAAATTAATTTAGTACAAGATTACCCCGCAGTGGGGCCATCTGGGTTTCCACCTTGTGGG